GTCGAGTTTCTTCACGAGAGCGTGCGATTGGGCGGCGAAAAAGTACGCTTCGGCATCGCAATAGTCACTAGGAACACAAGGAAGCTCCAAGAGCTCCTTCCATAGTCCGTGTCTCGCCATGATGGCGAGAGACAGGGACCGTGGGCAGTCGAGTCGCTCCATTGTGGATGCGACAAAGTTATGCAGCTCGGCTGTCATAACACACCTCTTCTCACGTGTTGATGGGACCCACCCGGGAGGGTGGGGAATTGGCCTTACGTAGCGGAATAACCCGCGTTCAGGCACGCCCTCACGAGCGTCGATGCGAGCAGGTTGACGAACTGTGCCGAGGCTTCCGCCTCGTCAGTCGCCGACATGTCGATATCGTAATTCCACGTGAACTTGCCCATCGCCTTGCGATGGACAGAGGTAACACCGGTAGTGGTGTCCGTCTTGATCTGCGGGTACATGTACGTCGCCGTGAACTCACGGGCGGCGCCATTTCGCGCGGATCGAGCGGCCAACCGAAGCTCGGGCTGGAAGCCCAGGGCAGTACCGATCGACTGACTCTTCCATGTGGCAGAGGTCCCATCACCAGAGGAGGGTTGAACCCCCGTATAGGTGATGTTGGTCGTGTTGTCGTTCTTCTTGACGACGATGTCAGCAATTGCAGGCATAGGGCCTACTCCTTTGGTTTGCCAATAGGCAAGTTGACGGATCGCGGTCAGTGACCGCGGGTGAGTGCTTGCAGCAACAATGCTGAAGAAGTAACCAGCCGAGACAAGTCTTTTCCAAGGCTGAATTGGCGCACACCGAGCTTCACAGCTGGGAGTGAACGACTGGCCCGCACTTCGCGGCACCAGATACCGGTTCTGTACATGCCGGGATTTAGAGTTGGGTAAGCCCAATTCGTATACTCGGCATAGGACCACATGTTTTCCCTCGTGTAAGGCTCTGTTAAAGCCACGCCGTACTGGTCCGTGAGTGAGTTAACGAATTGGTTAACATTCACGAAGTAGTCGACAACAAAGGACCAGCGCATGAGTTCCCACGCGGTAGCAAAAGGGTTTATCAGGCCCAACTTCTGGGCCAAGTAGAGGTTCGGATTGTTAATCTGAGCCTCACAACCCATTTTGGCTTTATACCACCATTCCTCCCGCTTAAGCCAGCGATTGGACACCACACTACTACCCGTAGTAGAATTGTCGGCACGCTTGCAGTAGGCTTCAACCTGCTGGGGGTCAAAGTCACGCGAAAGGAGTTCAGCACAGGTTTGGACATCTGACATCAACGGCATGTAGCCGAAGAAGACCTTTAGTATGTCATTGCTGAAGGCTTGCCCCACGCCCAAAATCGTGTAGCCCCCAGGCCGGCGCGCGAGCGCCGACCTGCTAAGGACTCTACGAGAGCGGGGTACAAGCCGCCTAATAATGGCATAGCATTGGCGGAGGTCCTTATCCATCTGATTGATGGTTTTCTTCGCTTCCCCCAGAGTGGCCCAAAGAAGGGCATCTGAGTTTAGTTTTCCATTCAAGCGCTCCCGCGCTGCGTTCTGGACAGATGTCTTGAACGTCGATGGAAGGTCAGAGTAGCGTTTGG